AATTTTATCTTTTGAATGAACTACAATTTTAAATTGGCTATACATCGAGTTATATTGCAATATGCTCATTTAATATTCCTTTTACTGTCTTACTATGCTAACTATAACATTTTACTGTCTTACTATGCTAACTATAACATATTAATTTTAAATGTCAATAATTTCTTGTTTTAATCAAGTAGTCTATCAAGTAGTCTATCAAGTAGTCTATCAAGTAGTCTATTTAGTATTTTGAAAATTGTAATAAAATTGTAATACTTTGCTACTCGCATACTAGTCGTGGCTTAAATACATTATTAAAATCAACAAGATGTTATATTCTCATCAAGTAGTCTATCAAGTAGTCTATTAAGTATGCTCCTTGATGAACTCACTGGTTCTGTGCTACTCGTGTGCTACTCGTGTGCTACTCGTGTGCTAATCTTATACTGGTCGTGATTAAAATACAATAATAAAATCAATGATTTATTTTTGGCATTATAAGTTATTATAAATTATTAAAAGAAAAGAAAGAAAGAAATAAAATTTATTATTCGTCTGCGACAACTATCAAGCTTTTTCTTTTCTTCCTTCTTTGGCTTCGCCTTTAAGTAATTCCAGTCAGGTAGTTTAAGTAATGCCAGTCAGGTAGTTTAAGTAATGCCAGTCAGGTCGTCATGCCAGTTAGTTTCTTTCCGTCTTTCTCTGCCAGTTTGTTGCCCGTAGGGCGGAATAGGGTCAGAGAAAGTGCGGCCCGCAAAAACAACGCACCGAACCTACAAATTCCCTATTTTTTACTATTTTTTTATATTTAAAATCAAACAGTTATTTTTTGTAGTTTATTGCTCAGCTATATTATTATATTTTGCTAATTTTAACGCATTTTTTACCTGTTTTTTAAAAAATAATTCAACAAAATATTCTGTTTGCTTTCTTTAATATAAAATGTTATATTATACACATAGGATAGGATGCAGTTAATGACTAATATTAAACCACGTAAAAAAAATAAAAACAGTCATGAATATTTAAATAATGGCGATATATTAAAGGAAATAGAAGCCAGTAAATTAACTTATTGCAGTTGGGTTGATACTCAATATACAGTTTATCAACTAACTGCAAATAATATTGATGAAGTAATTCGTGAGGGCGTAGTTTATCGCGTATATACAAACAGTCACATACCAGATGAAATTAATGCTAATAAAAATAAAAAGCGGCTTAGTAACAGGGATGCTTTTATCAAAGTTAATTTTAATCCATTTATTCACGTTATTAAAATAGATGATGAAATTACTACAGTATTAAAAAGCCATTGGGTGGGTGGTATGGAAAATGGCTATTTTAGTATTGAACATGGGCGCTTAACTAATAAATTGGGTATGCAGATAAAATTGCTTTGCGAACGTCTTGGCAGTAAAGGCAATTTTAATGGTTACACTTATATTGAAGACATGATCTGTGAAGCGATTGTTCAAACAGCCAGTGTGGCATTAAAGTTTAATGAAGCTAAAAGCCATAATGCATTTGCTTATTTGACTACTATAGCTTATAATAGTTTTAGAGGCACTTTAAATACAGAAAAAAAGAACAGAGAAATAAATGAAGAACTGCTTAATGAAATTGGTTTATATACAAATGCGCAAATGACCAGCTTTAAGCGTAATGCAGTTGGAAGTGGAGATTAAACATGCGGGAAGTTAATAAAGACGATAGAGTTACAGCGTTTGCGTTATGGAAAAAAATACATACGCTGTTTGAAAAAGAAAAAGAAATATTAAGTAAGAATTTTATTGAAATAATAGAAACCAGTGATTACTATAGAAGTCTTCCTGTAAATATTTGTCCATATATTATATTAAACTCTGTAATTTGGCAAGATTATGCAATAACCGAAGAATTTGATGCAACAAATGGTCATTATTATTGTATTGATTCCTTAATTAATAACACTGATATATATATGGGTCAGCGTATAGGACAAATATATACTACCAAAATGCAAATAGTTGATAGAGCTCATTTTATGCGATTTACATTAGAGTTAGAATAACGATAAATATATTTGTTATGTCTCATATAACAAATCCTTAAATTGTGAAAAAGCACCCCGCTCATGGGTGCTTTTTTATTTGCATTTCTTGTAATTTAAGTTAATAATAAAAATAAATTAAGGAGAATAAAACATGCCATTTTTGGGTGTAACAAAAGAACAATACAGCATTGAAGTAGAAAATGCACACTATATTGGTATGACTAGTAGAGAATTAATTAAAACTAATATTAACTTTATTTTAAACAATTTTAGTGATCCTCAATGGTTAAAACAATACAAGTTGCCATACAGTGAAGAACGCAAGGGTGTTAAACCCTACGATTGGATTACAGAATATAATGGATTTTATTACTGCACAGTTCGCTTTGCTAAAATAAGATTAGAACTTGATTCAAATGCCAGTATTGCTGCTCGTGTAAATAATGTTCAAGAAGTAATTGACTTTTATAATTGGGCATTAACTCAAGTAGATGCGGGTTATTTTGATAAAGGCATAGCAGATATACAATCACGACGTAAATCAACTAGAGGTAAAAAGCTGTCAGTTTAAAAAATTCCTAATAAAGATCATTAAGTTTCTATAGGTTCAACCCAATTTGGATTTAATGTAAAGTTTGCTCCATCAAACATGTATTTTTGACTAATTACTTCATTAGGAACTTCAACATTTCTATACACTTTATATGTTGGCTTAAAACTTGCAATTACACCATTAATGTTATCTTTGTCAACAGCAGCCAAAGTTCCATTAATACTAACACTACTTTGTGTATACAATATAAAAATTATTAGATTAGTTTCATCAGTAACTACATTCATTATCATAATTTAATTACCCTTGCTACTAGATTGCTAGTTGGACTTACAGTTATTTGTACCAAAGTTGTTTCATTTAATACTATTACTGCACTATAACTTGTATTTGCAGTTGATAAACTAGTATAATCCTTAAAAATATTAATTACTTGTGGATCAACACTTAAAGTATTAATAATGGCACTTTTGATTAAATCATTAACTCTATAGCATAAAATTCCCCAATTACTGTTTATCTGTTGATAACTAATATCGCTTGCAAAATTGTTTTCAACTATTACTTGTGTTCCTAATGTATCACTATCGGGAAAAACTGTTCTAATTATTGGATATCTATTAACGCTTTTGTAAACTGTAATAAATTTACCGTTATTAATTTTTTTAACGTGTAAAAATTCCTGTGATTGGTTTGGTCCGTTAGCACTTGCAAAAAGAAGTGCTCTAGTATTTGGCCATGTTATTCTATTAATATAAGCTGCGTTATGATTATTAACAGTGTATAATTCAACACCTTTTTCTCCTGTTGCAGGATTAATTTCAATGTCGTAAAAAGTAGTATTAAGTGTATTACTAAAATTGGGCGTTAAATTTACTGAACTTCCACTAATGGTTGCTAGAAAATTTGTTCCTGTAACACCAACTAGAAATTGATTTTCGTTTCCTGTTGTTTTAATTGTTGTTCCACGACTATTTCTCGCAGGAAAAAATTCAGGTGTTCCTAAAGTAAAATTGGTACCGTTATATATTGCAGTTCTATAAACTCCATTGTCATAAGTTATTAAACAGTTATTAGGGTTAACACTATTACTTGCAATTTGACCTAAATTTTGGAAAAAAGTACTTAAAGTATTAATCTGTTGAGCAACTGCTGGACCCAATATTGTATTGCCACTAATTTTAAAATTTAATAGATAATTACCTGATGCATTATTACCCATAAAAGCAATGGTATTTCCAATATTAACTATGCCGTTACGTTCGGCTATATTTACTGATGCACTGCTAATTATAGTCCACTCACCATTATTAGAACCATCATAATTAGCCCAACTAATACCGCTGGTTGCAATTATTTGTTCACCACCATCTTGTGCTAAAATTCCTAATATCATCCTAATTTACCAATAGCATAAAATTGCGTTGGCGTTCTTGCAACAAATCCAACAGCTTCAAAAGGTTTATCAATAGTTGCAGTTGATGCACTTCCAGAATAACTTAATGTAATGCCTGCGCCAGGAACAATTGTTACTCCACTTATGGTTGTAATAATGTTAAATGTATCACCAACAGTCCATCCAGAATCCTGTATAGTTAATTCAACAGAACCGCTAACAAATATTACAGTATTTCTTAATCCAGCACTGACTTCAATTGCACTATTAACATTAACTACTTCGGGTTTTTTATTATATTGTTCTTCTATTTTTACTTTACTTAAAATTTCTACCCATTCTGTATTGCCATCATTGCTACTTGAAATCAATGCCATACCACTTATTGCGGGCGGAATCAGCGGAGGATAAAATACAGCATTGCCGTTAACGCTAAACTGAATACTGCCACCAAAAATTGGGTTATTACTTATTACATTAACACCGTATATGCCTAATTGGTTACTAGCGTTTAAATCACCCAGTTGTATTTGAGGGGGTGATGCATTAGCATCATAATATAATATTTGATCAGCAAATACTCCACCATAAAAATTAGCTGTATTAACAGCCCAAGTTATATCTAATGGAATTGATTCATTTTCCCGTAATCCAGCATTGCCGCTAACTCTTACTTCATTACCGCTTACTACAACATCAACTGCGCCTGCACCTTTTATAGTTCTAAACTCTAATGTGCTTCCGTTCTTACTTGAAAATACACTTGCACCATTACCAATATTAGATGCTCCTATAATATCTCCAGAACCACCACCACCACCGCCTTGATTAATAATTAATCCATTTTCTAAAATTAAGCTCATTAACTTACTCCTACAAAGTTTGTTCCTGAGCTAAACACACCTGTAGCTGTTCCACTAAAAGCACTGTTTGATCTAACAAAGTATTCTGCTGCGGGATTCATAACAAACGCATAACTTCCTGTAGCAGTAATTGTTCCTGCAAGACCCATATAAGTTGTGCTGTCTATTTTTTGACGTTCCATAATTTCAATTGTACCAGTAAAGCTGCTAGTTTCATCAACTAAAATAAAGAACACGTCTCTGGCTGCGTCCTTCTTTTTTAAATATGCTTCAATACCTGGAATTATGGGTGTTAATTGACTTGCACCTGTAAAATTAAATTCAATTTTCTTCATTTTAGTCTCCTTTATGGATTTTTAACTATTAAGTATTTAAGTATTTTTATTGCTGTATTAACGCAGTATTAATCTATTCTTCTACAACGAATAAATGTTCCTGCTGGCAATGTGCCGCTAGCAAAAGCGCCAATATTGATTGAAGTTAAGTTTTCAGCACTAACATTTGCATAATATAAACTGCTTCTTATCATTTGATTTCTATCTACAAATATGGTGCTTTCACCCATACCAACTAATCCATTTGGCATAGTAATGTTAATAGTTGAAACTGAACCTCTTCCAGAAACAATTATATTACTGTTTACCCATATATCATTGGTAATAGATTGTATATTTGAGGTTGCTGATGTTGTAAGACCTTGAATACCCACACGACCATATGAGTATGCGCTAACTGGAGCAAAAAAGTTTTCATTTATTCCAATTGCTGTTTGATAAGTGCCTGCAACAGGCGGAGTTATTATTTTAATTTCAACAGTATCAACTCCTGGCGGAACAGCAACACTTAAATTGGCTGGGCTTGTATAAGCAACTGAAGTAGTTGTTTCATAAAATATACTTGTGAGAGGAGCTGTGTAAGTTCCGCTAATTAATATTTCATTCCAAACCGAACCTTCAAATTTTAAAAATGAATTATTTTCTGAATTTAAAAATACTTGCCCTGTTTTAGCTTCAGCATACCTCCAAGCATCCCCAACTCTAAAAGCAATTTGAGTATCTCTTGTATTCCATTCACCTGTACCATTACTGCTAACTATCCAAGCAGTGCCATTAACTGCTGATACAGGGGGATTACTGCTAACACCTAATACATAACCTCCCGCAACAGCATCTAAAATGAATAATGCTTCATTAACTGTAGTAGCTTTTTGGGATTGTGTTTCTAAAACTTCTGTTATGTTAAAATTAAAAGTTGCCATTTTTATTCCTTATATAGTTAATGTGCTTGTATAGCCTACGCCTACATCAACACTTAATTGCGCAATAGTTATTGTAACATTAGTTGAATAAACATCACTAATAGTTAATGTTGTAGTATTTAATACTGAAAATACGTTTGTAATTGTGTTATCTGTTACTTGAACTTCATATTGTTCTATTGCTTCTGAATTAGCTAGATCAATAAAGTTATCCCATCCTTCTCGTAAACGATCATTTCTAATCCAATTAATAACAATATTTCCGCCAAGACGGCTCGCATTTAAACTTGATGGACTGCGAGGTTTGCTTGATGCTGCACTCCAAACGTGAAACTCTTGTGGCGAATTGGATATGTTAAGTCCTGCACCAACCGCACGATAATCAATGGGTGTATTTAGTGAGTTAGTTGTGTCACCAGGACGGAATATGCCCACACCGGTTGATGGAACGAATATAGCGTTTGAGAAAGCGGAGTGCGATCCACTAGTGAAGCTGTCTCGTGTTCCTCTTCTGTTTCTAAGTAATTTACTCAAACGCCATAACCCGTTACCTAATTCCTCCGCCTCAGAGTATTGGATTAATTCCCAATTTTGATCTTCTGTGCCTATTAATACAGCACCATCGCCAGCAAGCACTTGTTCTTCGGAATAGCTTGATAGAACAGTTGATTGGTTGTTTAGTTGAACAGTAACTGTATTGGCTAAATCCCAATTGTTCCAAGGATAAGCAGGAAGCGCAACTGTTATTCTACCTAAAGTAGCTCGTTCATTGTGAGTAATAACCAAATCATATTCTGTGCCTGTGCGTCTAAACACGTCCACACCTCTAAAATTGTTAGTGCTGTTAGCATTATCAGCAGCCGCATACCAACCCAATCCGCTATCAGCTACTCTCAATGACGGGCAATCCACAAATATCCAAGAGGGCGGATATGTAGGATCCGCATTTTTAACGGGTAGAATAATGCCAGATGAAGGCGTGTAGTTTTGTGCTGTTAGGGTATTATAGAACGCATCTTCAAAGCGTCTAGCTATAATGGTCATTAACACGCCGCCACTTCTTGTTTCTACAACTTCATACTTTTCACCTGACTGCGTATAATAATCATCTGTGTAAGTGATTTGGATTAAATCACCAGGTTCCAATCCCAAATATTCCACATCTGTTTGACCGTAGATTGGCACGTTGATGGTTATACCACGACGATTTTGGTTTTCTTCAAACAGGATACGGTCTGTAATGCTTTTGGCAGCAGGGCTTCTCATAACTATTGGACTATCAACAGCCACATTGTTTTCATTAGGCGCTGTACGTCTATTGCTTCGTTGACTTGCTTGTTGATAATCAAAGTCAGGATCAATATAGTTGAGTGTTACGGAACTTGGGATACCTGTAATTTGGTTGACTGTTTCCTCAAATATGTCCGCATCACTGTTTTCGCTAGCACCAAAGTCATTTGGGTTGATAACTATTGGAGTTCTACCATACTTTCTTTTGAACTTTAGCTTGCCTTCGCTTTCAATATAATAAAAGCCAAATGCAGTTGCCAGAGGATCAATAGCTTCACGGGCTGTTGTGGGTTTTGCAATAATATAGCCTTCAAGACCACCAAAGTCGGGCAGAGCATCAAGCCCATCCAAATCAGTTGTGTCTATTTGTGACGGTTGTAGACCAACCTTGTTCAACAGAATGTCATCAACAATCTTTTTTATGGTTGTCTGCCCCGGCTGCCTAATGCTTAATTTTAAGAAGTAGTCACTAGCAAAGCTGTTTCTTCTATAAAAGATGCCCCTTCTCCGCCAATCATAGCTGGTAAAACCGTTAGAAGCCGGAACCCAAAGGGCTGGATTATAATAGTCCAAATCTGTAATGTCAGTTGAACTTATTCTAATAGCTGAAAATTGTGATAAATTGGGTGTTGTAATCCAAAAATTGCCTTGTGGATCATATACAGGTTCTGCTGCCATTTGGGTGGTAAAATTTGTTGTGCCCAGCGCATCATAATCTGCACCAAATTCCGCACTTAATTCATTACTACTTTTTGTCCCCAAAACTGTTGCGGCGTTTATGTCAATTAACACCCAAGTAGGTAAATTACCAAACCCCCCTAATGCTTCGTGTCGCCCCATATGCATTAAAAGTGTCTTATTTCTACTATCCAACATTATAGCATTGTCATATTGGTTTCCCGCAAAGCTGAATGTAAACCAATTGGATATTTCTGTTGCGCTTTGGCTGGCAAAACTATTATCTGCAACAGTTTCAGGTCCTACAGGTTCAAAAGGAAACTTGATTGATGCGCGCATTAATATTGCGTTTTCATTTGTGCTGGCTAATCCAACTTTGTAATAATGCCAACTTAAATTGCCTTCATCAAATTCCGGGTCCATCACCCCAAGAGCGTCCTGAATGTAGATTGAAAATGGTTGTCCTGTAACCATTTCTGTGGGTGTCCACATTTTAACTAATTCAAACTTGCTGCTCGTAAGCAGGATTGCTTGAACTGAAAGCGCATTTAGTGAGAAACGCCCAACTCCGTTTGCTTCTTGATCCACGCGGTTACTTGCCCAAACAATACGCTTTCCCTGTATGGGGAATGGTGTAACTTGAACGCAGGCGTCTCTTGTTTGTGAAAGACCAATATCTAATAAAACTCCGTTTGTTTGCTTGGCGTATCGTCCTGTTCCGCTTGCTCGATTTAGTGCAACCAAATATCCACTGATAAAAGGTGACACGTCTAATCCAGTAAGCGTACCTGCAACATAAATGTATTCATCATCTACGTCAAAGTTATTATCCCAACTAAACGAACCCGTTCCAATAGTTTGAGGGACCAAGGATATATTATTAACACGCTCACCAACAGGGCTTGGGAACACCCAAGCAGGACCAATACTAATCACGCTTCTAGTTGCGTGGCTGTATTCCGCTAAATGAAAGTTGCCGGACTTAGTCAAAATATAATAGTATCCTGTGCCATCTAGTTTGTTTCGTATTACTGTTCCATTTCCTGTAGTAGGGCGAGAATAACCCTCAGGAATTAAGTTGACTTGCGGAATAGTGTCAAAGTCATAAACTTGGTTGCTGGCTGCGTTTGAAACAGTAAATCGCAAATTGGGTAGGCTGTTCCCGAAAGAAGCTAAGTTCCATCCAGTCATTACAAGATAGCTAACACCTCTATAAGCAGGAACTTTGTCCACACCCCAAATACCCTGCGCACCACTATCAATGTTTTGTGTTTCTGTACCAGTATACCAACGCCAAGTGCCCAAGTTTGTGCCTGCTTGACCACTAATATCGGAATATTCCAATTCGCCGTTTACCCAAATCTCTAATAATTCGGCAGGACCTTCACAGACTGCAATTACTAAATCAACTATCTTCTCGTAACTAACATTTGTTGTTGTAGCACCGCCACCAAGTCCCTTACCGCTTTGACGTGTTTTGGTTGTTACTTTTCTGTTTTCTTGATTGAAGTGAATAATATTACCCGCAAGTTTTGCAGTGCCATATAACTTTTTTATAACACTTCCCTGAGTGCTTTGAGTAAATGTTACATCTGGAGGAATACTGCCTTCATTACGGAATTGTTCTGGTCCCTGCAACAATTGCCCAGCAACACCACCCGCCAAACTACCTAATGCGAAACCCAAGCTGGCAGCGCCCAGAGGACCGCCAATTAGGAACCCCGCAACACCTCCAGCTAAACTGCCTGCTTGCTGTAAACTCATTCTCGTATCCTAAAAAAACTCATTTTATGGCCTTCTTCTTTGCTGGGATAGTTTACTAAAACAACCCGCTTTGCTCTACTATCTGCATGAATAATACGATTATTGTCATACATTACTGCTAGGTGGGTGGGGTTTGGCACGTCTTTGATTTTAAATAATAAAATATCGCCTTTTTCCGCATTTTCTACTCGATCGCAGTAGTTCCTAATCTGCTTGAGCAGAAGGGTATTGGTTGCTATCTGACTGTAGCCTTCGCAGACTATTTTTTTAAGTGGCAGGGGACATATACCGCCGTTCATCAATGCAAGAACCAATAATCCCACACAATCTACCCCGTATTGAGTGTGCCCACCCGCTCTATAGGGCGTGTTGATTAACTTAAAGCATTCGTCTGCTAATATAATTCGCTTACTCAACTTCGCCCCTCGCTGTTATTGCATCATTACCCGGAATATCAGGAAAGCCCCTAAAGTTAATAATGTTGTCAAACTTATTTACTGCCTGTTCAATACTGCCATCATAACCCAATATAACTTCACAAAAATCATTTACTTGAATGGGCTGCGGTGTGCTTGCTAATAATGTTACGGTATTGGCGGAGTTAGTCATAATTTCATTGCGGATAAACTTTGCTGAAGTTGTGCTGGGTAGATAATTGTTACCTGTATTCCAAATAACTTCGCCATAAGAATAGTTTCTGTTTGCGCCCATCCAATTATATGTTGCTTGTGTTTTAACTTTGAAACTCATACTGCTAAGAATCACGTTAGGGCTTCCTCCACTAACACGAGTGAACACTGCTCTAAAATAAACGTTGCTGCTAACGGAACTAGAACTAGTTAATGCAATCCAAGTATTTGGTGCGGCGCTAGTAAATGTTCCACTAACGCCTGTATTACTTACTGAAAAAATAATACTACCACCGCTTATTGCAGTTGTTTCAGCACTTATTCTAAAATCGCCCACTACTGCACTTGTTGGTAGGTTAAAAATAATTTGTGGGCTATACCATCTACCGCTTGTGCTAGTTCCGGTTATTTGAAGATTATCTGTATCAGCACTTAAGTTTGCTAATGTTGCGCCAGTTAGAAAGTCTATTTCATCGTTGTAGGGCGTTACGCTTAATTGACTTAATCTGAAACGTGTTCTATTTTCTGTTACTTGGTTAACAATTGCTTTTGTTGTATATGCGCTTAAACTTAATCCATTAGGTGCATCACCCAAATTTACGGGATCATTGGGAGTGAACAAGCGGACAATGGGTTGGTCACTCAATATTTGAGTTAAACTTCTTAATTCTACTACTACACGACGTCTTTGACTTATAGATACATTACCAATTAACCCGCTTTGAAATATTAATTTATCAGCTGGATTAGCCCAATTAATTACAAATACTTCATATGCTGTTCTATCGTAATAGCCTGCAATAAGAGCATTTCTATTAAAACCTGTTGTTACATCATCACTTAATAATAAACTAATGTCTAAATTACTGATAAATCCATTTTGACCAAAAGTAAACTCTGTGGGGTCTGCACCAGGAGCATAAGTTAACCCATTATAAGTTAAACTTTGATCATGACTGCTAAATCCAAATTCATATCCAGCAGGAGTTGTAAACTTAAAGCATAAAGCCCAAGTTAATGTTTTTGAACTTAAATCACTTAATATTGATGCACCAATTGTTTTAATAACGCACCTCCTGTATAGTAAAACCACTCCAAGTTTGTGTTGAACTATTATTTTTAGTTACATCAAATGAATCTGTATCAAATCTACAAGCAATATCATATTCATATTTGGCTTTTAATACACTTCCTGATAAAGGACTTGGGATATTAATAATACCAGTAGTTGTGCTAATAGTATAATCAACACCTCTTGTTAATAATGTTGTATCAATATACAATTCAAAATCCTGTGAGGGGTGATTTAAATCATAGCTAATACCAGCTGGGGGTATTTGTCCATTAACTCTGGGTAATTTGATATCTTTGGCATAAGTTAAACTACCTGTTGTGTATTTTTTATTTAATTGGTAATTACCAACTCCAGTATAAGCAGATATATCAGCTGGTTCAGCATTTTTACTGTGATCCCATAAGTAATCGGTCCAATCTCTAAATCTAAATACATAAAATCTACCACGCATGTTCATATAAAAGTCTTTTACTTCTGCCATAGTGCCATCAGGCAAATTATCAATATTTGTTGTAAATTTACGCAATGCCCTTGAATAATAACTTAATCTTAATTCTTCGCCACTAGCAGTTCTAACTATTTGTGTATTCCATTCATCAGCAGCATTGCTGAAATAACTTACGTATTCGGGAAATACTATGTTATTAACTATTTCCATTAACCACCATTCCTTTTGCCTCTTTGATTAGCTAGATACATGTCGCGTTCAATTTCACTTCTTGATTGTCTAAAACTATTTGGATTTGGGGTAGTTATATTAAACACGTTGGTTGTTTGTGCATTATTACCCCCTGAAACCTTAACACCCAAATCTCCAGATTTAGTTCTTGCAACAGGCAATACAGCTTCAGGTCCTGCTTCGCCTGTTAAACTAAATTTATTACCACGCATTGGTGTAATAGTTGGTCCATTAATTATTCCGCCTTTAGCAAAAGGAACAACATTGCCGTTATTAAACACATTACCTTTAGCACTAAAAATAGTATCAAATATACCTTGCAACCCGCCACCAGCAGCACCAGCAGCACCGCCAGTTGCGCCACCTAATAAGCTGGAAAATACTTGATTAAGCGCAATTTTAGTAAGTTGTTGAATAACTGAATCTACAAAGCCGCCAAATATGTTTAATGCACCTTTTAATGTGCCATCCCATTCAGTTGCAAATTTACTAAAAGTATCAGCAGCACCATCACTAATAGTTGAATATAAATCAGTTGCAATTTGTGCAAAGTTTTGACTATTTTCTTGTGCATTTTGTATTGCTTGATCCCAACCAAATTCAAAAGAACGTTGTGTTTGTTGTATTGTTCCTTCTAATTCTCTGGTTTTTTCTATTTCTTGGTTAAGTGAAGTAACACGATTGTTTAATATTTCAGTATTAACACCACTAGCGTTCAATTCATTAATACGTTTTAATATTTGTTCACGTTCACGCTCAAGCGGCAATGTTGCTTCAACTATTGCACGTTCACGTTCACTTAATCCTAAATTCTGTAGTCTTATGGCTGATTCTTCATTTTGTAATCTAGTTCTTTCAAGTAATCCTTCTAATGCAAAGCTTTGTGATTCTGCTTCTTTTAAATCACTTAATTCTCTGATTATTTGTGCTTCTTGGCTTAAAGTAGTTAACCCTAATTTTCTAAAATTATCTGATTGTTGTAATACTGCGGCAACTCTACGTTGTTCATCAGCACTACCTCTTAATGCTTCTGCTTCTTGTTTTAAACCATTAATGTATGTGGTTAGTTCGCCTCGCGGATCATCTTTAGCACCTTTGCTTTTAGTAGTAGTAGTTTCAGGTGGTGTAAATGTTTCACTTAATGGATTATCTTTATTAATACTTGAAGTTGCTGCTGCGGCTTTTTCTGCTGCTAGTCTGTTAGCTTTAATTTGATCTGCAATAGCATTTATTGGCGCTAATGCTACTTCGCCAGCAGTTGCAACTCCGGCACTGATTGCTTCACTTATAGCAGTCCCAGCTTCAATAAATGGTGCTGAAGCTGCTTCAGCAACACCAACAACGCCATCTTTTGCAGCAGCAACAGTAGTGCTTAAAAAGTCAGCACTTTTTTGAACAAAGCCGCTAACAGCAGCATCACCTAATCCTAAAAATCTAAATAAATTGTCAGCAGCACCAACTAAATTATTAATTAATTCTAACGCTCCGTCTACGAAACCCTTAATAATATCTTTTGCAATTTGAAATGCACCTGCTGTATTTTCACTAACAAACGTAGTAAATTTGTCATAAGCACCAGTTATTGAATCAATTGCATCTGTGGCTTCTTTACCTAAATAATTGCTTACGTCAGTAACAACAGTTAAAAATCCATTAAAAGCACTAATAACTGTGCTGGTTATTAGTTGTGCAATTGCTTTTAATATTTCAATTAAACTAAAGTTTTCACCTGTGACTCTGTTAATGGCAAATTGAAGTGCTCCAAGGGCTAATCCAACAGGACCCAATATTTTAAAGAAACGTAATAATGGACTTAAGTTTAATACAGCACCAAATCGTTGAAATGCACTTGATACTCCAACTGTTGCGGCTGCTGTTCCTCCTGCTCTTGCTTTTAATAAATCTAAACCATCTTTTAAGTTAGTAACTTCTGTTAATGTTTGTTTTGATATAAAAAAGTTTTTAAATACTTTGCTGGGAAAATTACGTATTTGGCTTCTAATGTTTTTTAAACTAAATCCAAATGTATTTAAGATAGTTAAACTTTTAGCTGTAGCACCACCCACAGCAACTATAGCTGGCGTAACACCACTAACTGCACCAGCAAATTTTAATACAACACCAGTTAAAGCTAATAATGTAGAACTTAAAGCAACTAGTCCAACCACAGCAATAATTTCACCAAACTGTTTGATTGCAAAAGTAACTGCATTAATAGCACCACCCAATACTTCACCAATAATTCTAGCACTTTCTGTTCCACTTGATATAAATGCTGTTAAACTTTGAACTGCATTTGTAAATGCCGCACTAAATCCACCATCACCAATAGCAGTAAAGAAACGTGTAGTTGCATCTGTTAAGTTACTTAAACTTTGGGATATTCCGCCTAGTCCTGCTGTGGCAGCACCAGCAAATTGTCCTTCATTTAATACTTTTAATAATGCTGCGGTTATTTTAGCAGAGCCCTCTGCTGTTTTACCAAACTCACTAAATTCCAAACGACTTATTTTAAGTTCACGTTGTAATGCAACACTTAAACCCGGAATACGTTCAAATACTTGTTCAAGTTCTTCTAGTCCAAGACCACCACTAGTACTTCTTCCTAATAGTCTAATGATTGCTTCAAATGCGCCAACTTTATCAGTTGCAACAGTAGCACCATTTTCAATTGTTTTAAGTAGTTCAGCAATTTGGGTAAAACTTTTTCCGCCAGTAAAACCACTTCCCTGTAATTGAGTTACAGCAGCAACTAAAGTAGTTAATTCTTGTCCGCTGGTTTCTGCCAATGTTTCCAGTTCTTTAAATACAAATGCACCTTTTTCAATATCTTGAAATGTGGCATTAAGTGTTCTTCTTAAATCTTCTGCTCTTGCATTTATTTGAACCAACCCTCGAGCCGCAGTTGTACCAATAACAGTTCCAACAACTGCTCCTAAAGCACTAGCAGCACCAGCTAAAAATCCTCTTGATCTTTGCGCAGCTTTGCCAATACCATCAACTGATCTGGCTGCTGATTGTGAATTTCTAGTAATATTTGTAATGGCTGCACTTCCGCTAGAACCTAATTTTGATATATTATTTGCGGCTGCACTGCTTCTATTTGATAATTTATCAATACTTTTGGCTGCTGAGTTAGCACTAGTTCCAAGTGAACTAGTTCCTTTACTATTTAAATTTTCTCTAATAGAACGGCCTGTTCTTGCAGCCCGTCTAGCTAGATTATCTAAATCACGTTCACCTTGCGTAATATCAATACGTGGTTCAACAAGTGCTAACTCAACCATTTTTCATTTTCCTAACTTGATGTTCAACATATACTTCATCAAGTTGACTTATAGCGCGCATAAAAGGAATAGGTTCAATATCCCAATTACATATGTTATGGTAATTTAACACATCTGTAGTATTTAAACGTTCAATACCCATACCAACTGCCCTAAATGAACTTAAATCTAAAAAGCTCTGTAATAAAAATTTACTTAAACCTTCAAGGGGCGGTAACTCCTCTAACATTCCAGCTTCAATCAATGCACGATCTAAAGCCCTGCCAGACAAGTCCGCCCTTAAATGTTTTTTGCTTCATCTACTGCTTCCTCTAAATTTTTAACAAAGAAGTTTTCAATGTCACCAACTGCATCAAATATTTGTTTAGATATAGTAGGAAACTTTTTACTGCAAAACTTTTCAGCAAGTTCTTTATTAAAAGGAATGGGTTTTCCATCTTTAGTTAAACCTTCCCAATCAAGCAATATATTATTTGCAATAAAGTTTGGTAACATGGCTGTTAAACCTTCTTCTATCCAATCTTCATTTGAAACTTTTCTGCCTATTTTTTTGTTTTTAGAGAAATAGTTTTTACGTTCTTTATCAATTTTTGATTGATATTCGTTTTTAGCAACGTTAGCAATTTTAATTTTAAAATCACCACCTGGTGTTTCAATTGTAACCCAAGTGCCATCACTCAGCTCATCGCTTACTTCATAATTAAATATTTCCATTTCTTAACTCCTTATGCTAGGTAATGTAGCGACACACTTTTACCAGTTAATGGACTAACGTTAGCTTGGAAAGTTGCAGCAACAGTAACAACTTCATCTCTAGCTGGAATAGCATTTGGATGAGCTGTAATAGTTGCATACGGTATTTCTAAACTAAAGTAATTTCCTGCTATGTCTTGTAAAATTGAACCGATCTGTATTTTGGTACCTAGTCTATAAGCTTCAAGTAATGTTCTATTTTTTAATGCAAAAGTAACTGTTCCTGTAACACCCACACTGCCTTCACTAATATCAGCAGCAAATTCACTTCCCAATGCTCTAAAAGGAGTAAGGTTATTGTTGACAGTAATTTCAACGTTTGTAACAAGTAAGTTTGATTGTGGAACGTTATCAACACTTAACCAAAACTTTTTAAAGTTATCGGTTGGATTTAGTTCTACAGTGTTGCTTGCAGGCACAGTTGCAGTCTTTGGATCAGCTGATAAACTTCTTAAAGTTGTACCTGCCATAGTAAATGTTTGTTGCGGAATTTCGCCAACACTTAATTTAAGGGTATATTCGCCAACAGTTAAGTTATTTCCAACAACATAAGTTGAGATGCCTTCATAACCTTGAACAAATGTAAATGCTTTTGGATAAACATCATTGGTTATTCTTGAAAACTTGTTAATAGTTAATGTATCAGCATTAGCACTAACAATTGGTGTAGCTGGATCTAAATAAATTGCAGTAGCAGAACTTTCAGGAGTTAATGCAACTGCATAAACACCATTTAGTTGACTTTCAACTGCGCTGGTAATAGTAAAACGTGTTCCGGGAGACATAACAGGAAAACTTAAACCAACTAGCATGTTTGAACCAACAGCAGCACTAGCGGTTACAAATTCTGCTGATATAGGAGTAGCAACACCAAATAGTGCGCCTTCTAATAAATCTGTTAATTCGCCAACTTGTAAATATGTAGAAAAGCCAGCATTTGTATCTTTAGCAACTGCAATTGGTGCAGTTGTTTGACGATCTGATCTAATAACTTCGCTGTCTGCTAATTCAACTTCAATATTAATACCATCGCTGGGTAATATATTAATAAGTTGCATTGCCGAAACATCTTCAACAAATGGATTTTGGCAAAGTGCTTCTGATTTGTATGCAAGGGAAGTTCTTCCACCTGTAGTAGTTAAACAAGCCATGTTTGGTCTCCTGAATAAATGAATAAATGTAGCTTAAACATATTTATACGCTTACTCATTAAATATAGTAATACTATATTATGGCTTCACGTCTACTCCAACGATAATTTTGTTCTACAATGTAAATGTGCTTGCCCATATCATCTTCACCCACATATACTTCATTGGTGGGATTAACTAATTGTAAACAATTTAAACTGTCAATTTCAATACTGCCTGTGGATATAATTTGACTTGTAATGCTGTCAACTATGCTGCTAACATGATTTGTTCCGCTGCCTTTATGTGCAACTATTTTAACTTCTAATCTAACTGCTTGAAATCTAAATGCACCATTTGTTTGCCATCCAACTGCAAATGGAGTTGTTAATCCAAAATCAACTCTATATACTAGGTATGTTTTACCTTCATCAGGTATTTTACCTCTATTTTCACCAACTCTATAAGTTCCTGGTGCAGTTAAGGGATTTTCAATAATGGATTCTAATGCGTTTTTTACTGCAACTCTACTCATCTTCTTCCTGCCACTAATTGAACAGCGCGCTCAAACCATCTAGCACCCTGTTTGGTTGCACTACCAAAATAAACAAATGGTGCATATGGGGCATCATTTTTAAGTATAAAACCTTTTTCATCTTCAATTAATTGATTTCTAGATACTAAAAATCCACTTTTAATTGGAGTTAATTTGTTGGCTTCTGTTAACACTTCTTCAGCAAATTTTTTAGTAGCATTTCTATTTATTTCTTTTAAATGCTCTGCTAATTGATTAACTTTAATTTTAGCCATTACAATCTTCCGCAATATATGGTGTATTCGGCATCAGCAGTAATATCAACGCCTTTTACTTCCCATCTAATATTATTGTGTATTAAATGACTGTTTGTATCTACATTTACCCCTGCTGAATTAACATAAAAGATAAAGTCTACATCTTTAAATTGAGGTTCGTTTCTATCTTTCTGCTTAACGCTGGCTTTTAATCCTTTAACTACTTGAGGCGCGCTAACTGCTAATACAGGATCAGCTAAAGCACTTGTTTCAATAACACCTGGAGTAAAAATGCTGATAGTATATTCAACACTAGGAAAAACACCCGCAATGCCAGAATGAATAACATTTTTAACTAGATCATTAACATCAATACTCATCTAACACCCTGATATATTTTAAAGCTAGAACCACTAGTATTAAGACTACTAGTTAAACTGCCATATTTCTTTAAGTATTCATTAACACGATTACTAATTTGATACATGTCACCAAACACTTCATTTGTGTCTCTAAAAGTAACACTTAACTCACCCACTTGTGTTGATTTAACAGCAGTAAATGGTTGTGCAGTTTCTCTATTAACACTATTAAGTTCAATACTTGTAATAGCAGCCGCAATCTGCACTGCAAGAGGTATTTCGTTGTTTGGTAAAAGTGTATTACTGTTATTGCATGTAGCATAAATGCCTTCTATTGGCACATTATCACGAGCCCAGTCTAACCCTTGAATTGCAACTGTTTTACTTCCAAGCCAAGTATAAGCATTGTCAATAACGGCTGCGCTTCTAATTAATAAGCTTTGTTGAACATCGGCACTTAAAGCAACCCATGTATCACCTTCGCTTTTACTTGCATATGTATAAATTAAGTCACTAGCCGAGCTAACTGAAATATAGCTATTAGCACTACTGCTGGATATATCTGTGTTAAATGCAATCATAGTTAACTCCTAAAATAATAAAAGAGGAGTTTCCCCCTCTTTTATTTATTACGCATATCAATAAATTAATATTAGTTTTTATGAACGCAAATTACGTATGGGTATTGACGTGCTAGAGGATAAGAATTTTGCCAATTGGTTGTAGTTGCAATTTCATCATTTGTTGGGCTGTTAGCAGCAGGAGTACCTACCCACTTTGTTCCCTTTAAATGCATAAAGTAACGTCTACGTGTAATCAATCTGGATAGTGAGCTTTTACCTTCACGTTCTACTTCGGTCATAACCATACCATTAACGCCATCGGGATGAACATTAACAATAACTGATTCAGGAGCAAATGCAAAAGTTGCATAAGCATTAAAGTTAGCTGTAGCTGAAACAACCCAAGTTGGAGCAACTGCGTCGTCAACTAATAGTGTTAAGCCTCTCCAAACACCAAAAGGTGCACCTTCGCTGGCTCGTTCAAAAGTAATTTCGTTGTTAGCTTCCATAACAGTGTATGTGTCACTGTGAACAACCAAATGTGTAAACTTCAAATATTGGTCGCCCATTATTTTACGTGTTTCTAACCAGTTGTCAACGTTGAAGCCACTATTAACATTGCCAGTAACATCATTAACTAGGAAACTAAAAGCGGAGCTTCTAGCAACACCAGTTAATACTGATTTTAAGTCTGCTGAATAACGATCAACCCAATAAGTATCACGTATAAAGCTTTCAAGTTGTCCTACAGGATCAGCACCTGCGTTGTATTTTGCAATGTCAAAGTCAGCAAAGCTTTTAGCACGTTCACGTATAATAGCAAATTCGCTTGAGCTTGTTATTGGGGTATCTGTTAGATCAGTACCACCCACCATTACTTCATCATCACTTGATGGTTCATTAAAATATCTAACAGTAACGGAGTTTCCACCTTCTGCTAGGTTTGCAAGTTGCATGTTAGCTACTACGGGTGAAGTAACAACACGACGTGCGTTTGGAGTAGGAAGAACAGTATATTCACTGAACTGTTCTGGTATAATTATATTAACTAGGTTTGTACCTGCCATTTTTCAATTCCTTTTAAAAGTTTATGTTTTTTTAGCTTGTGCTTTGAGTTTTTCAGCTAGTGCAGGATCTTTGCGAATTAGTTCATTCTGTTGGGTTCTATTGCCAGTAACAAACGGGTTATTCTCATTAACTACACTATTGTTACTAAAGCTACCACCAGTAAGACCACTTCCAGTTGTTTTATTGCTTTTAAAAGCCACGCTGTAAGCAGCATTTTGTTTAAATTCTTCAACTAAATCGCTAACTTCTGCTAATTCACCATTAGCTCTTTTAACAATATTACCCAAAGAATCCGTTACCACTACTTTTTGAACGCCTTCATGTTCTACAATTTTTACTCTGCTTTTTAAATGCGGTTCTAAAAGTTCAGTATAAGCATTATTTTTATTTAATGCTTCACGAATATGAGTTGTTTTAGTTAATTCCTCGTATTGGTTTCTATATTGGTTTACAGTTGTGTCTTTTGCAGCACGTTCCTGTTCCAATAACCTACGGGTTTCTTCTAATTCAGCTCTTGTTTTTTCTACTTCACTTAAGGGCTCACGCATTTTAGCTTTTGTATTAACCAAGTCCTTTTTAACGTTCTCGTTTTCGTCTGCTAATTTAAGCATTGCATTCAACTTTTCTAACCCACTAGTTAATTGATTAATTAACTCAGGGTCAAATCCCTTGTTATCTTCTTCACTCATTTTGTTTCCTTCGTACCACTCTAGAAAATATAATAGTTTTGTACCACGCCACTATTACTGTTATTTATATAGTATTATTGATTTACATCAATTGGTCTGTTATTTAACCCGCCTGGTAGTTCTCCGGATGTGTTTAATTCACTATCATCATCAAGTATATTACGTCTTTTACTTTCTTTTAAGTAAGTATCTCTGTCAATAATACCTTGCGCATACATATTTGTTACATATTGGAAGTTAGCAGTTTCTGGAACAATACTATCTTCAGTGTTTAAATTAACACCTGTAGTAAATGCGGGTATACTTCTATCATATAAGCGCATTAATTCAAATCCTTGATTAATAGCACTTTCTAATATTCTAATATTAGCACCCGGCACAACACCGCTTTCAATTTTGTTTAATATAGCACTTGTAGCAGTTATTTGGCTGCTGTTCTTTTGATTGTAGTATTCGCCACTAATAATACTCATCTTTTCTTCAATATCTTTTATTTCATTCATACCAGCGTTAATACTAGCACCTGAATGTTCAACAAACTTTAAATCTCCAGAATCTGGACCACCAATAATCATACCTGCTGTTATTGGAATTGTTTCATGTTCACTACCAGTATTCATTCCTTTAGCAAACATTATGGGAACTCTAGCATAATGATTAATGTTTATTTGGTCACTATAACTTTGGTAATGACGTAAATTTAATTCTGCTAGGTTTAAATATAAGGGTTTAGATATCATAAAACCCAATTGATTTAAGTTAAGAGTAACTATTGGAATAAAACCCAATCTGTTTGGCACAACATTAACTAGTTCAACAACTTCAGCACTTGATGCAGTTAATTTACTTCTATAAACTTGAATAACATCTTTGCTATATACAACGTATTCTTTGTATTTTTTAACTCCAAAAGCTCCTTCCTGTATGTCAACATATCTTACAAAACGTATTTGTGTTAACTCCATATTGCCATTGTTGAACTCATAATTCCAACCATACAAATTATTAGCAGGTATATGAACAAAGTAGGGTCTATTTAAATCGCCTTCCTGTATGTCATCATAAAGTGTTCTATTTGGACTTAATTGCGGGTTTTCAACTAGATAAAAACTAATACCATTAATATTTGCATCTTTGTAAAAGTTAATAGCCCAATTTTCCAAATTGGTTCCAGTCATATCAATATTTTGACAGTAGTCCTGTATTTTTGTTGGAACATCAAGACCCCATGTAACTCCATGTCTAAACGGAATTAAACTAATTTTATCAATAAAGTTACCATACACATTATATAAAACACTTCTACGTAATCTTAACTCATATAACTCATTACTTTCGCCCAAGTTCTTTGGAAGATAGAGAGTAGTATTTTCTTTTAAGTAATCATTACCTTTGTATAGTGCATTTGGAATATCTCTCCAATACTTCATAACTAAAAAGTCTTCATTTACAAACTGTGGTTGATGCGGATCATTTGTTATTTCAACTTGATTTTGATTACTAGTAGCACGTTCGCGTTCATAATAGTTTCTAACAGCAAAGTTATCTTTGCGACCCACCCAAACATCTGTCATAATTTCAATTCTCCAAAGTTAAAGTTTTTATTAACCATTGGATACGCATAATGTGTTGCGTATCTTAATGCGTCACCAATGTGATCATAACCTTTTGTTTTGTCAGGTCCGCCATTAGCTGAGTATTCGTGTTTTCTAAAAGTAGTAATTAATTCTTTACATTTACTATTTACATATAATCTTCTAGTTTTATTAGCATTATATAATAACCCATTAACTTCGTTAATACTGTCCTCTACACGCGGATTATGTCGCATATCATGGAATCTAAATCCCTTGCTTTTAATAATATCAAAGTCAGTTGTTAAACTGCTGCTTTTTGTATTTCTACCCGATGCGTCTGGTACTATAACAGTCCTTTGTCGAACTTTTTCTGGTAATATTTTTAATAAATGATCCATCATTTCAAAAGTATTTGAGTTATACAATACTACTTCATCAACAACGTGTAATTCGCGTTTAGTTATATCCTTCTTACAAATAACAGCACACATTTTGGCCACGTTAAAGTCAAGTCCAATTATAGTTTCATCCCGGGAATCTAATTCAAAACTGTTGTCATAATTAATGTTGTCATCGCTAAATGCATAATATATTTGTGAAAAACTGCTGTTAAATTGCGCTTCGTATTCCTGAGCAAACTGTAAAAAGCCCATTTCGTCTCTAGCTTTTTGTATTTCTTCTTTACTTAAAATACCAGCATCTACACTACTGCAATGAAAGCTAGTCCAATCTGTGTATTGCGGATTATTACTCACCCCATTTTGATAAAAATCATAAAACATGTCATAGCCATTTGGTGTTGAATAAACGTCCAAGCTGGCATTTTTATCTGATAGTGCAGGTCTTAACATAGTCCAAACATAATCTTGATTTTCAAAAAACGCAAATTCATCTAATACAACGTGATCCAACCCCAACATACTACCTCTTAAGCTGTCTGGATTACTAGCACCTTTTAGTGTTATTTGACTGTTATTTTTAAGAACTATTTTAAGTTCACTTTCATATGTTCTTTTTATTAAGCTGGGATGATAAAACATTTTAAGACTAGTCCATAAAATGTTTTTAACTGCACCATAAGTAGGTCCCACATACCAAATATTTTTATTAAAGGCGGGAGTGCCATCATCATTTACCCTAGCTTTTCTATCCATCCTGCACATAGCAGTTGTGCTTTTACCACTTCGTCTGCCTAAACAGCCAATAGTAAATCTGCTTTTGTTTTTAAATATTAAACTTTGATTGTAAGTTAACTGCATTAATCATCTTTAACATCTGGGTGAATTGACACTTGGGGTAATAGCGCAATAACATCATTGTCGGTATCCATATTACGTCTTGGTGGCAATAATCCATGTTGCATTCTGCCCAATACATTATCAAGCAATGTCATCCAAGCACCTGCCGATTTATGATCGCCCATAGCTTTTGCATTTTGAAACATTTCATAACAATCTTTGGCGACTTGAGCTGTAGCAACAAACGGGTTTATTTCTTCGTTAATGCAAGCATCAACCCACGCTTTTTGTTCACTTAAGGTGCTGTAATTTAAAACACCTCTAACTCTACCAACACCAAATTTGGGTTTAGTATTGTATCTTGGTTTAGTCATTTGCGTTTTCCGCTGTATTTACTGCTGTTTCTTTCTTTGATGCGGGTGTTTTTGATTTCATATATCTGCCTTTTCCTTAATTTTTATGCCCTATCACACATATTTATACGCAAATCAAAATAATTAGCGTTATAGTTAAAATAATGTTTGACTTATGCGTATAACTGCGTTATTATATTTTTACTTAACAAACAAGGAGAACAAATATGTTAAAGAACTTAACCACCAGTCAAATAGAGGATATACATGATATACTTGATGACATGAAAAACTTACCTCACCGTCAATTTAAGAAAAATCATTATGGTATGATTAAAATAATTGATAAAGCACGTCTTGATTTAAAGTGCTCAAATGGATTAGGTACACATTCGCATGATGATTTAATTGACACATTTAATATGAACTTTGTAGTAATTCCCAAAATACTGCGCCGTGTTAGCACACCCGCTTATACCAAAGATATTAAATTTGTAGAGCTAGTAGCGCATTATAACCAAAATGACGTAATGACTTATAATTTATGGAAATTAACTAGTTTTGCATTTTTCTATTGGAATGACAAGTATATTTGAGGAGAAACAAATGGCATTTGAACGAGAATTAAAAGAAAAAGTTGATACAATATTAACCAATACACCTGCAAAATATGTATTTCCCGTAATACACAGAAATGGTGAATTAGAAACAGAACTAGCGGACAATTTAGGTTATATAATATTAAAAATTAATAATCATCATGTGGATACTACAGATGGTATGTGTGATTATACTGTTAGTGGGTCAATTCTTTTTAGAGATAACACACAACTAACACAAATAGCCAACTTTAACTTAATGTTTGAAATAGAATATAACAGTGATGATGAGTTTATTACTATGATAAATCAAATGGATTTAACTTTAACAAAGTCGATTCAATCATTAAACGTATTATTAAAAATCACATAAGGAGAAATAATGAACAGTGAAGTAGCACAAAGAATGAGAGAATTAGGAATTAGCTTAAAAGATATTGGCTTTGTATTTGGTGTATGTGATAGAACAGTCAGCAAATACACAACATTACCTGTAAGCATACCAAAATACAAAAAGAAACGTAAACCAGGTGCAGGTGATATAAGCAGATTAATAAAGAGTGTTTAAGATTACAATATATGAATTCGTATTTTAAAAAGAATACCCATTAGCCTATTATAGGGCGTGTATCGTGAACATGTCCATTCTCCTTAAAGAAAAACAAATTCCTGCAGAAGTGCCTGGCTAAATGGGTCCATTGGTTAAGACGGGGCGATGCAGGGAATCAGCGCGGGAACTGCGAGAGTGCCACTTTTAATGCTTGACTTAACGCGCTAAGTGTGTATAATAAACATATAGCGCAACACAACGTTAGCGCATAGCAAAGAGGTACACAACATGGCACTGTATAAGACTGACAACAAACTTCCAGATGATGATTGGGAAAAGGAAATTGGGGAAGAACACAAAAACTTATATAACATCTACAAGCTAACTTATACGTTAAAAACCGTAAAAGAAACTGCGTAATAACAATATTAGAACAACAATCAAATAAGGAAATTAAAATGGCAGTTTATATTATAAATTATAAACCAGATGAGCCTGTAAAAAGGGCTAAAAGAAATAAGATTCATCAAGAACAAATAAAATGGTATTTGGAACATACAGATTTACCAATTGAAATAGTTGCTATGAACTATATTCAATCTGATTATATTAATCACCCAAGAATAACATACTTCACACATAAAGAACGCGCACTAGCTAATGAAGTAAGAGCATTATATTTTAAAGAACGCTTTTACAAACAGGAAAGTCCTTGGGCAATATTTGCGGATGATGATACTTATCTCTATAGTGAAAGTTGGGAAAAACATTGCGATGGTGCAACATTTATAAGAGATATTTGTAAGGATCCCAATAAATTTAATGATACACCCATAATATGGCCCGGTAAACCAAACGAACATCCATACTATCATAAAATAGAACCAGAATTATACAAAAACTACTTTGTGTTTGACAGAACTAAATTAGCCAAAACAAGTTTTTGCTTTGTTAGAAAAAGAAGTGACATAGTATTTTGGGAAGGAAGCAAAGAACGTTATGCAGGTGAAGAACTACAATTTTGTTACGACAATTATATAGCAGGTATTCCTTCCTATACTTGTTACAATATTGGTAAGAAACACGATGACAGTAACAACAGGGGTTGGATTGAGCTAGTTGACAACGTGGAGACTGAAAAGAATGACTTGTTTGAATTTGAAGTTACAGATAGTGTTACAAGTAGAGGTTTAAATAATTCAAATAAAAATTTAGATCAAAAATACAAAAAATTGGATTTTTATACTGATGGTAAAAAACATAATTTAGGTAAATTAGAACAATACATCCTTGCTCACCCAAAAAATATAAGGATTAAAAAATGAATAATATAACAATAAACTATAAAATATTAGTTGAGGAAAATAATAAAAAAAGAACTGTTAAAAAGTTTAAAACTGGATTTAGGGATTATGTTTTTATTCATAAGGACAAAGTATGATTACTCTAACAGGATCAGAAGGATTTATTGGTAGTGCAATTAAAACTGTATTACCTATATCTAAATCAATTGATTTAAAATTAGGATTAGATTATGGATCTATTTCCCTTAGTAAGGGAGTTTTAATTCATTGTGGTGCAACTGCTAATGTAGTTGATGCGGAAAACAACAAAGAACAAGCATATGAAAACAATGTGAAAAAAACTATAAAACTATTAGAAAATAACAATTGGGATAGGCTCATATTTTTTAGCAGTGCGGCAGCTAATAATGCAAGTGGCAGTTATTATGGTTATACCAAATTAACTATTGAAGAATACATTAAAAGCAATATACAGAATTATACAATAGTTAGACCCTATAATGTTGTAGGATATTATCCTGGTATTGAACAAATAAGCCCAAATAATTTAATTCCATCAATAAAGCGTAATATTATTAATCGAACAAAAATGCAAGTATATGGTAAAGGTGTGATACGAGATTATATTGATGTTATGGATGTTGCTAAAACTGTTCAATATATTATAAAAAATGATATAAAAGGCTGTTATGATTTATGTAGCGGTTTAGGAAGAACAACAGAAAGTGTGTTGCAAGACTTGTGTATTGATTATGAAGTAATGGATACTAGAATTGGAGATGCTAATAAATTGATAGGTCGTAAATATTTTGAAACAACAGTTGATTGGAATACTACGATAAAATGTTTAAAGGCTTATTTGAATGATTATGAATAATTATGGATATGATATGAACATGATATGAATATGATATGAATCATGAATATGAATATGATATGAATATGAACATGATTTGAATCATGAATATGATATGAATATGAATATGATATGAATATGATATGAATATGAATATGATATGAATATGATATGAATATGATATGAATATGGACATTATTTGAATCATGAATATGGACATGATTTGAATATGGACATGATTTGAACCATGAATATGATATGATTTGAATCATGAATATGATATGAATATGGATATGATTTGAACATGATATGAATATGATTTGAATATGATATGAATATGGACATGATTTGAATATGATTTGAATATGATTTGAATATGATTTGAATATGAACATGAT